GGATATAAAAAATAATTGTTGGAAAGAATCAAAAACCGATTGGAATATTATTTGTGATTGTGATGAATTAATTGAGGTAACATACGAGGATTTATTAAATGAGGAAAAATTGGGAACTAATTGTTTTAAATTTGAGGGGTATTCTATGATGAATAATACTGATGATATTAATATTCCTAAAATGAAATATGGATTTAAAGATCCTGGTTATAGTAAAGATTATTTATTTAACAAAAAATACATTAATGAAATAAACTATGCCCCAGGATGTCACTCATCTAACCCAAGATTAACAAACCCAAATAAATTGAAATATAGTAATAAAATTTATAGAGCATTACATTATAAGTATTTAAGTCCTAAATATACTATTGACAGACATTCTTTATTTAATCAAAGATTGAGTGACGATAATAAACACAAAGGGTGGGGAATTCACTACTCATTTAGTAGTGAAAGTATTATAAAATACTATGAAGAAACAAATAAACATTTAATAAAAATATTACAATAAACAAATATGAAACATAATTACAAAGAATTAGAGGGTTGGTTTGATATGGAAAAACAATACCTTGATTTATTAGAATTAACACCAAAAAATGGTGTGTTTGTAGAGTTAGGGGCGTATAAAGGAAAGTCAACTTCATTTATCGTAACAGAAATAATTAATAGGGATAAAGATATTAACTTTTACACTATTGATACATTTGAGGGAGATAGTGGATCTAACGATAACAATGAAATATTGGCATACAAAAAAGTTGATGTTTCTAAAATGTTTGAGGAATTTAGTAAAAATACTAAACATATAAAAGAACATTTTAATGTTATTGTTGGTAAATCGGACGAATCATCAAATAATTTTGATGATAATAGTGTTGATGTGATTTTTATAGATGCCGGACACAGTTATGAATCGGTAATTAAAGACATCAAATCTTGGCTACCTAAAATGAAAGATGGGGGTGTTATGTCAGGTCACGATTATAAAAGCTGGCCGGGAGTCAAAACCGCAGTTGACGAGATGTTTAAAAATATTGATAAGATTGAAAATGATTGTTGGTTTGTTAAAATAAATAAATAAATAAAATAAATAAAATAATATGATACACGAAACAGGTTATTGGACTAAAGAAAACTCAACTAGTCACCACATACACAGTCCAAATTTAAGTAATTGGATTTCTGATTTTTTAAATGATTATAAAGATCACCAAATTTACGATTTTGGTTGTGGATTGGGTAATTATCTAAATGATTTACATTTAAAAGGTTTTAAAAATTTAAAAGGTATTGAAGCTGACCCTATGAAAACTGATTATGATTTTGAAATATTAAAATTAAATTTGTCTGAACCCATTTTATTGGAGAAAAAGGGTATTGTAATATGTTTAGAAGTGGGGGAACATATACCCAAACAGTATCAAGAAACACTTTTAAATAATTTTATAAATAACTGCGATAAATATTTAATCCTATCTTGGGCGGTAAGAGGTCAAGGAGGATACGGACATTATAATGAATTAAATAATGATGAGATTCTTCCTCTAATTGAAAATTTAGGTTTTAAATTCCTTAAAGAATTAAGTGAGTCAGTAAGATTAGTCCCTGAAGATAAATGTTCTTATTTTAGAAATACTTTAATGGTTTTTGAAAAACAATAATATGATAACAATAATATACTCAACACATAAAGATAAAGAATACAATGATAAGTTTAACGATCATCTTGTATTAACTTCAGGACTTCAGTGGGTTCAAATTTTACCTTATGAGAATTTTAATGAATATTCATTATCCGAACTCTACAATAAAGGAATAAAAGATTCTAAATATGACATTGTAGTTTGTTGTCATAATGATATTAAACTTGAGAAGGGTTGGGGTAAAAAACTATTAGAAGATTTTTCCAATAATCCCGAATTTGGCATAATTGGGAAGGCAGGATCTTGTTATTTCCCAGAGTCAGGTGTGTATTGGGAAAAATTACGACAAACTATGGTTGGTCAAGTTTATCACCACCCTGAAGGACAAAAAAAATTTTTAAGTAAATATTCACCAAAATTACCTTTTTTGGTTCCCGTTGTAACTGTTGATGGATTATTTATATCCTTTGATAAAACAAAAATCAAACATAAGTTTGATGAATCATATGGTAAGTTCCATTTTTACGATCACGGATTTGCAATTCCTAACTATTTAGATGGGGTTAAAATTGGTGTAACATCTTCTTTTGAGATTACCCATCAATCTGTCGGACAACCAAATCAAGAATTTTGGGAAAGTAAGGATAAGTTCTTGGAAAAATATATTAGTAAATTACCTTTGGATTTGAAACCTGAATCCGTTTATGTTCCACACATAAAAGAAAAAACATTTAATAAATTTGGTAGAATTGCGGTAATAATACCAACTAAAGGTAAGGTTGAGATGTTAACGGATTGTATCAATTCATTTTTTGAACATTGTAAATCCGATAGATTTGACATTTTTATTGCGGACACCGGATCAACCGAAGAAGAAAAAAATCAAATAAAATTAAACATATCCCAATTCAATAATGTTAAATTAATTGAATACGACTATTATAATTTTGCAAAGATTAATAATGATGTGGTTAAAAACCACATAGGTGATGAATACGAATTTTTATTATTTTGTAATAACGATATTAAAATTCTTAACGATGTCATTACCGGGATGTTAAGTATTTACGATAAACATAAAAAAGCCGGTACGGTTGGGTGTAGATTACATTTTGCCGATAATACAATTCAGCACGACGGAATATATATGGGGATAAAAAAAGAAACCTCATCGTTAGGTGTTGATCATTTAAATATTAGGAATTATTATAATTTCTTTAACGCAACTACCGAAGTTTTTGGAAATACGGGTGGTTTACTAATGATAAGAAAAAGAACATTTGAGTTGTGTGGTTTATTTAATGAAAACTATATTTCTTGTTTTGAGGATGTTGAATTAAATGTAAAAGCGATTTCTATGGGGTTTTCAAATTATTTATGTGGTGATGGTGTGGCATATCATTATGAATCAACAACAAGAAACGAAGATCCCGATAATTTAGTTAAATTACAAAAAGATTATGTTAACAATCTAGTTCCAATGGTTAAGGAAAAGTTTGAATCAATTAAAAATAAATTAGTGTCAATATAAATTATGTCAAACGGAGCTTATAAAATAACTGAAGATTTTGAAAAATCTTTATCTGAATATACAGGAGCCCCTTTTGTGGTTACGGTAGATAATCAATCTAACGCACTTTTTTTATCTTTAATGTATGAGAAAGTTTCAGGGATTGAGATTGAAATACCGTCAAGAACTTACCCTTCGGTCCCTTGTGAGATAATTCATGCGGGTGCTAAAGTTAAATTTAAATCCATTGATGGTGAAACATTGAAAGGATCATACCAACTATACCCAACTAAAGTGTGGGATTCCGCACTTTCATTCACATATGGAATGTATAAACCAAATACACATATGTGTGTTTCATTCACAGGACCTTATAAACATTTAAAACTATCTAAAGGTGGTGCAATTTTAACAGACGATTACGAAGCATATAAATGGTTTAAAAGGGCTAGGTATAGTGGTAGAAGAGAATGTTCATATCACGAAGATAATCTTGATATGTTAGGGTGGAACTTTTATATGATACCGGAATTATCCGCAAGAGGATTAATATTAATGAATCAATTTTATCGTAATGGTGAACCAATACATAATGAAGATATTGAATTACCGTATCCTGATTTATCTAAATTTGAAATATATAAAAAATGAAAAAAATAATAAATTTTACCCCCACTGGAACCCAAACTACAAGGGGAAACTCAAAAGCTCCTTTATTACCTAACGAAATTATTGAAGAGGTTCACCAAGCATCTGAATTGGGTATAACTATGGTACACATACACGCAAGGGATCCAAAGGATTATTCGAATACATATAAAAAAGAAATTTATCAACCAACTATTGAAGGGATTAGAAAATATTGTCCCGATTTAACTATTTGTGTTTCTTTAACCGGTAGATTATATCCCGAATTTGAAAAAAGATCCGAAGTTTTGGAGTTGTATCCTGATATGGGGTCATTAACGATGTCTTCAATTAATTTCCCAAAAGCATCGTCGGTGAATGAACCGGATATGATTTTAAAATTAATTGAAAAAATGAATCAATACGGTGTGACTCCCGAAATAGAATGTTTTGATTCAGGAATGATAAATTATACAAATTATTTAATTAATAAGGGAATACTAAAAGGTCCTCACTATATGAATATGATATTCGGTAATATCTATAATGGGCAAATAGACACATCTACCTTATCTTCCGTAGTAAATAATTTACCTAAAAACACTAAAGTTTGTTTTGGTGGTATTGGGAAGGATCAATTAAATTCAAATATTTTAGGATTAATTTATGCTGATGGAGTTAGAGTCGGTCTTGAGGATAATTTATATTTTAAAAATAAAGAACTTACCACCAATATGGAATTATTAAAACGAGTTCATAATGTTATGGGAGATATGGGATTGGAGTTGTTAACCCCAAAAGAATTTAAAAATATGGGATATGGAAACAAAAAACATAATGATAATAGGATATAGTGATGCATACATTACTATGATATTTGACATATTTAAAAATCAAAAAGTAAAATTTAAAATATTGGACAATTTAAATTTATTTAATGATTTTAGAATAAAAAATCAAAATATTGATTACACGATTATTAATGATTTTGAAGAGTGTGATTATTATTTATATGGTTCCGCCAAATCCTCAACAAGAAAAAAATTAATAGAAAACTTTAAAGTTGATAAAGATAAACTTTTTACCGTAAAAAGTGACAATTCTTTTATATCCGAAACAGTTAGTATTGGAAAAGGTTGTGTTGTAAATCCAATGTGTTCAATTGCGGGACAAACAACTATATCAGACAATGTATTTATAAATCGTTCAGTTTCCATTGGGCACCACACATATATTGGTGAAAACACATCGGTTAATCCCGGTGTAAATATTGCCGGTAATGTTAAAATTGGTAGTAATTGTCAAATAGGTATCGGGACAAACATAATTGATAATATAACTATAGGTGATAATGTTATTATTGGTGCGGGATCAGTTGTAACTAAAAGTATTCCTGATAATGTGATTGCCTATGGTAATCCGTGTAAAGTAATTAGAAAAAATGAAGAATAAAATTTTTATTATATAAATCAATAAACCGTCCCCACATTTGAATAAGAATTAACATATGTTACACATTATTACCCCATTATACCGATTTGATTTAATTGAAAAGGTATATAATTCAATATTATCCAATAACGATATAACTTGGCATATTTCCTACTCAAACAAACGAGAATTACCTGATTTACCATTTTTAAAAAACAACAAACAAATTAAAATTTATGAGGTTGATTGTGAAGATAGTAATACCACATTAAAAAGAAATGCGATGTTGGAAAACATAAAAGATGGATATTTTTGTTTTTTAGATGATGACACAGTTTTTCACGAAAATATGTATATGAAATACTTGGAGTGTTCGGAACATAATTTTAGAGGTATGTTAGTTGGGGAACAATTGAATTTTAAAAATAAACTTCGTTTAATTGCCAGTAAACCCGTTTTTTGTCGTATTGACACCGGAAATGTATTAAGTCACCATTCTTGTTTATCTGAATGTAAATGGCCTAAAGAACATACACCAGGTGTTAATCAAAAAGATTTCCTTTTTTGGGATTCTGTCTATAATTATTACGGTAAGAAATGTGCTATTTGGAATCAACCAATTAGTTACTACAATAAACTAACATCATAAATAAATGGTAAGAAGAAAATCAGATCCGTCAATTAAATCGGAAACGCAGGACTCTAAACCCTTTTCAAAAAAGGATTTTATTAATTCAGTAATTAAACGAAAACAAAAAAATAAATTTTTATCCGAACATCAGGAAGATTATTATAACATTTTAAAAAATAATCAAATCACGGTTGCATCAGGACCGGCGGGTGTTGGTAAAAGTTTTATCGCAATGAAGGCGGCAGTGGATTTATTAATGGATACAAACAATTCATATGAAAAAATCATTATTGTTAGACCCGCAGTTGAAGCGGAAGAAAAATTAGGTTCATTACCTGGAAACCTTGAAGAAAAATTGGATCCGTATATCTTCCCCTCTTATTATCTATTAAATAAAATTATCGGTAAAGAGGCTAGAGAAGAATTAAAGAAAGCCGAAATCATTGAGGTATTTGCTTTGGCTTATATGAGAGGTATGAATATTGACAACTCAATATTAATTTTTGAGGAAGCTCAAAACTCAACACCTAACCAAATGAAATTGTTATTAACAAGAATTGGTTACAAAGATAAAAAACAATCGGGACTATACGACGCAATCCATAAATTTAATGGTGTTCCAGATATTGGGGTTTATGATTTTAGAGACGCTAAAAATGTAAGAAACCCATTAATCAGTAAAATATTAGCTAAATACGATGAGAATAGGGATTGAGATTAATGGTGTGTTAAGAGATACCATCGGTAAATTTAAACAACTTTATGAAAAACATTTAATAGAATCCAACGATGTTGAATCTACGGATAAAACATATGAGATAACTTTTTCGGGAGATACTGAAGATGTAATTGAGATGAATGAGGTATCTACCATAACACCATTTAAATATGAAATTTTAAGTGATGTTAGTTCTTTAGAGTTAAGTAACCACTTTTCTTTTCAATCAAGAGAAGAATTATATTCGTTTATGTATGAAGATTATACTATGGAATTGTTTGGTCACGCCCCATCAACAGAAACTATGAGTTTTAATTATCTTAACGACTTATATCTTAATTTGAGAGATGAGAACGAATTGTTAATAGTATCTGATGAGATTGGAAGATCAAAACCATCTTCATTATTTTTCTTATCAAAATTCGGATGTTTGTTAGAACAAGTATTTTTTTACAGTAATCTAACAAAAAATTCAATGTGGAATAACATAGACATTTTACTTACATCAAACCCTGACTTATTATTAAATCATCCGTCAGATAAAATTGTTATAAAATTTAATACTGACTACAATAAACACATTAACTCAAAATATCAAATTTCATCATTATCAGAATTTGAAGAGTTATTAAAAACTTTATAAATTATGTTTAAAATCTTTGGAGAACATTATTATGTTGATTTGGATGCAATTGCCGATTACACCAAAATTGAAGATGAGGTGGTATCAGGAGATACCGAAAACACTGAAAGTCAGGCAAAAATCCACATCGTTAAATTTGATATGGTTAAATTTATGTTAGAAATTTTAACGGATCCTCACGATGAAATTGATGAAAAAATTGCAATGAGTTCGTCAAATGAAACATCGGTTCCTTTTAGAATCGCATTCAATACACTATTAACGAAAAAAATAATAAATAAATATTAATACTATGAACCAAGAACAAATATCAAAACTTGAGAAGTCAATCCAAAATATGAAGGACAAGTCGTCCCGAATTTATTTTTTGGTGCAAGACACAAAAGGTAATGCTAGAGCGTCGGTTAGATACATTTATCAAATGGCTATGGCTCTTAAAAACAATGGGTTTAACTCAATTATTCTACACGAAAAACCTGAATACTTCGGTGTTTCAAGTTGGTTGGACGAAGAATATATGAAATTACCTCACAACGCAATTGAGGGAACAAATTTGGCAATCTCTCCAGAAGACATAATTATAATCCCTGAAATATACGGATTTGTTATGGATCAAATATCTAACTTACCTTGTGGTAAAGTAGTTTTGTGTCAAGCTTACGATCACATTTTTGAAACTTTAAATCCTGGTGATACTTGGACTAAATTAGGTTTTTATAAATGTATCACAACATCTGACAGACAAAAAGAAATGATTGAATCTATGATGAGAGGACTTTCAGTTGATGTTGTTTCTCCGTTTATTTCCGAAGTTTTTGAAAAACAAAAATTTCCACCTAAAACAATTATTTCAGTTCACTCAAGAGATCAAAGAGAAACTGTTAATATGATTAAAGCGTTTTACGCTAAATTCCCACAATATAGATGGATTACTTTTAGAGATATGAGAGGTTTATCAGAGTTAGAATTTGCAAACGCAATGAAAGAAAGTTTTTGTTCAGTGTGGTTGGATTCTACAAGTGCCTTCGGAACATACCCTCTTGAATCATTTAAAATGGGTATTCCTGTAATTGGTTTAGTTCCAAATCTACAACCTGAATGGATGAATGAGAACAATGGTATTTGGATTAACAACCAAAATATGATTGTTGATGTGGTTGCGGACTTTATCCAAAATTGGTTGGAGGATAATATTAGTCCTGTGGTTTTTGAAGAAATGGAAAAAACTATGTCCGAGATTTCAGATAAATCTAAATTTGAATCTGATGTTGTTACTTTATTTAACAATATGATAAACACTAGGTTGACTTCATTTGAAGAACAACTTTCTAAATTTGAAACAATTGAGTAATATGGAAAAAAATACAATTTCAGTTATTTTACCAATAAGAAGTGGTAAGACGGGGTTTTTTGAGGAATACCTTGAAAAATCAATAACTTCATTGAAGTTACAAAAAGAACAATTTGACGAAATCGTTATTGTTCATACTAATGAAACATACTTAACCAACCTTTTACAATCTTATGATTTTGGTGAACTAAATGTTAAACTTGAGGAATGGACAAAAGAACCTAATTTCTCGGCACAGGTTAACCACGGGGTTAAAACGGCAACATCTAAATGGGTTACATTTTTTGAGTTTGATGATGAATACTCAAACATATGGGTTAAAAACTTTAAAGAATATTCAAACATCTATCCAAATGTGGATGCGTTCTTACCTATTGTTGTTGATGTTGACGAAAAAGGTTCGTTTTTAGGTTTCACTAATGAAGCAACATTTGCGGCAAACTTCTCAAGTGAGATGGGAATTTTAACAAATGAAACTTTATTGTCATATCAAAATTTCCAATTATCAGGATTGGTAATTAAAAAAGAATCATTTGTTAATTATGGGATGTTAAAGACATCGTTTAAATTAACTTTTGGATATGAGTTTCTTTTAAGAATGACACATAATTCGGTAAGATTTATGACAATCCCAAAAATTGGTTACAAACATACTAACCTACGAGAAGGATCTATTTTTTGGAATTATAAAAATGGAGATGGTAGATTAGAAGAAGATGAGGTTAGATTTTGGATTGACTCGGCGAAAAAAGAGTATATGTTCATTAATCAAAGGGAAATAAAATATGAACCTCAAGAAGTTTAATGAACGACAATGAAGTAATTGTAAACACTTTAGATGAAGTAAAAAAGAAAGGGAGAAAACCAAAACCTAATAATTATTTTGATGAAAGAGAAGAAAACGCGGTTAGAATGTATCTAACCGCCGAATCTTTTGAGGAAAAAAATAAAATTTATAATGAGTTTTTAAAACATCCTTTAGACAAAATGATATCTTCAATTATTAGGAGATATAAATTGTATAGAAAAGATATGAACTTTGAGGAAGTCCATATAGATACTCATTCATTCTTGATGACTAAAATTGATAAATTTAAGCCGTCAAAAGAAAAAAAGGCGTATTCATATTTTGGAACCATCTGTAAAAATTATTTGATGGGACAAATAATGAAAGATCAGAAAGAAACAAATAGAAAAATATCTTATGAAGATATTTCGTCCGATTTACAACATAGTCCAGATATGATATATCATATTGACGATTATAGTATTACCACGGAAGAAATCATTAAAAGATTTTTAGACAAACTATTAGACACTTTAAATGATAAACAAATGTCCGAACAAGAAGTGAAATTAGGACAGGCATTGTATGATATGTTTGAAAACTATAATAACATTTTTCTTGACACCTCAAATAATAAATTCAATAAGAATATCATTCTATTTGAATTGAGGGAAATGACGAATTTAACCACTAAAGAAATTAGATCGTCAATTAAAAGATATCGTAAAATATACTTTCAACTTATTCAAGAAATGGTAAAATAAAAATATAAGTATTTATTGTTATGGGTAGACCTCAAAAAAAACAAATTAATTTAACAAAAGAATCAATGTTATCTCTAATGCAAGAGATATACAATGAACTTGTTGAGCAAAGAAATACCGCAATAAGAATTCAAAATAAAATGTTAACAATGATGAAGGAACCTGAAGATATGCAACTTATCGGTCCTGTTATTGAAAAACAACAAAAAATTATAAACGACTGTGTTGAGAAGAAGTTAACTCTATCAAAACTTCAATCTCAAATGTGGCAAAAATCTTCGGAAAAACAAGACGATTTTACACTATCCGACATTGATTTAGATGATGATATAATTAAAAATTTAATTGAGAAAGACATATCTGACGATAAAAATTATAAATTAAAATAATATGGCTTTAGATATCAACGATGGTTATAAATCAATACAAAAAAAGATTTCCTCAACCCAAAAATACAAACAAGTTGATAAAGACATCCAAGATTTAAAAAAGAAAAATGGAGAATCTTTAGAAATTGTTAATAAAGATATATCAAAACAATTATCTACCGCAAAAAAAGAGGTGGATAAATTTGAAAAATCTATTAGAGATAAGAAGAGTCAACTAGACGAATTATTAAATCTTACAAAAATATTATCAAATGATAATGGTAAAGGTGGGGGTAGTAAAACTGCCAAATATTTAAAAAAAACATTTGTATCCGCAATTAAAGAGTTAACACCAAAATTAAAAGGTATTTTAAATGAATTAGGGGTTAAAGCCATTGGGTGTTCTGAAGATCAAGAATACACCCCAAACACATCTATCTACATTAAAGTGTCTTCAATTGATTTATTTGGACAATTGAAAGACGATCCAACAAGCCCTGTCGGTAAAATTACATACGAAAAAAGGAATGTGGTTTATAATAGTTTTCCGTTTTCAATGAATAAAGAACTATACAATAGAATACAAAATATAAATCAACCTTATTCGGTGTCTGCAGGTAATAATTATCTTGGTAAGTCAACCCAAAATTTATTTGATATTACTTATGTTGAATCGTATGTTAATTCTTCCGGACAAACAGTTATTGGACAATTTTACAAAATTGATTTAAAAAATAGACAAAGTAATAAAGTTACTGAATTTCTTGAGGATTATTATGACACAATTGATGTCGTTGACTTTAAAAATATTTTTGCACAATTATTAGATCAATTAACCGGAGCAATCTCAATTAGTAAAGGTTATGGAAATTTTAAATTAATTGATTTAAGTAAGGCTTTATTAATCCTTAAACGAATCGGGGGTTTATGTTTTGATTCAAATAAAGAGATTGATGTTGCCGGGACATCAAAAATATCTCAACTTGATAATGTTAACGATGGGTTTTTTGAATTTGATGAAATTGATTTACGAATTATTGAACAAAGAATCTCCGATATAAAAAACGGTGTTGTTGAGTTTGAGGAATGTGAGACGGTTAAATTACCCGTAAATTCCGACACCATTATAGATGCAATTTCAACTTTAAATTATATTGATGGTGAAAATAATAACAACCAAATAAACGCCGCGGTTGATTTAACTAATGTAGTTACCGATAATTTTTTCCCATTAAAAATTGATATTGATTTGAGTTTTTTAAGAGAATTTCCAAAAGCACTTATTAACGCAATACTATCACCAAAAGTAATATTACCATTATTGGTAATAGCAAAATCATTAGGTAAAACATTTGCGGATTTAATAGGTTCATATATGGATTTTATCGTAAAGTTGAGTCAATTTTTTATTGAGTTTGTTTCTAAAGTTATTGGATTGTTTATTACCATTATTTTTAACATAATTAAGAAAGATATTATTAATTTAATAACTTCAATTAAATTAGGTATTGAAAGTGAGAAAAAGAAAAAATATTACACGATGATTTTATCTTTAACATCAATACTGGTTCAAATTGGTAATATCATTAAAGATGTTAGGGAATGTAAGTCGGTAATTGATAAAATCACATCTTTACTTAGTAACATTCAAAAAACCACTGAATCGGTACCATTACCTTTATTATTGGCATCAAGGTTAAGGAAAGGATATTCTAAAACAGGTGCGTTTTTAAAGGTTTTAACCGAATTTGAAGAATTGGGTTTACCTACAGGTCCTATGCCAGATGGTAGTCCTAATTTAATGTTAGCGGCAATAAAAGGAATTATAAATGGTATTGATGATGAATTTACGGAGAACGGAAGAACTGATGTTGGAATACCTCCATTAAGTATTACACCTTTATTCCAAACAATACCTAATAAAGCATACGGGATAATAGTTTAATATTATGGAAAATAGAATTGAGTCAACTAAAATTGTTGAGATAATAAAAGATTATAAAAGTGCAACGAATCAAGATTTGAAGTTATCAATGGATTTTATTCAAAAAGATTTTGAATTAACTAAAGAAACTGTAATAAAGTTGACAAATCATTTGGATAAATTAGAATTAAGTTATAACACTTTATTAAAAGAATATCAATCAAGAAATGCTAAATAATAAAAATATATTTTACGGTGAAGTTAAAGATATTGACGATCCTAAAGGAATTGGGAGAATTCGTGTTGAACCAAAAATTGAGATAATAAAATATATTTATCCTGTTGATTGGGATCCAAATGTTGATAAATGGACAATTAAAGATCCGTTAGTTTTTTTACCTCTATTACCAATGTATATTTCCCAAATACCAAAAGTTGGGGAATATGTAAATGTTATTTACGCAAATAACGAAGAAAGATATGACGGGAATAAATTTTATGTCCAAGGACCATTATCAAGACCTTGGAATGTAAGATTTGAAAGTTACACTAACTCCCAATCAGTGTTGGCGAGTGGTGAGAAATTAAAACAATCTGAATCAATTATTGATCCTCAAACAGGTAAAGTAAAAGTAAGCCTTGAGGGGGTTTTCCCAAAACCTGGGGATAACGCATTTTTAGGTAGGGGTAGTAGTGATTTAGTTATGGTTGAAAACTCTACAGATGGTTCATCAAGTGCATTATTAAGATCAGGTAAATTTTTATCTTCAGGTAATGAGAATATACCCATTGTAAAAAATGATGGTAGATCATTTTTACAATTATCAAGTTATCAGTTAGAAAATGTTGATGCCGGTACCGATGTTGTGAATAGAGAAACATACGAAGATATTCAAACTAACTACTATGTTGAGTGGTCTTTAGATAATTTATCAACCACCGCAATAACATATGATGGTAAAGTTAAACTTTATTCATTACCGAAAAACAATGAAAACACAAAGGTTTCACAAATAAATGAATCCGTTAACATATTGAATAATATCTCAATAAATCCATTATACACTTTAACATTCACCGGTAAAACTTTAAGTGATGCTTCGGAAATAATTAATAATTTCATTAGTGGTGTAAATGAAGGTAAGATACAAATTGACGGTTATATTAATTACCCCGCAGGTAATGGAGAAACATTATTCAGTCAATTCCCATTTTTTTACGGACCAAGTTACGACACATATCAATATTTTAACGATATTACTGATGTTATAGACGACTTTGAATCTTCTTTAAAAGTTAAATTATTGTATAATAACATAACATTAAGTAAGGGATATACCGAAAGAGGTTCTGGTTTGGTGTGGAAAAAAACCCCACCTAAATTGGGTATTTTAAAAAACTTGGTAACGGACAGAGTCAAAAAAAGAGATTACATTTCAAACCCTGTTACTTATTCGGTTATGGGTGGAGATAAACTATACTTATTAAGTCACAGATCGTCGGGTAAATTTGCAATTAATTTAAAGGACACCTTATACGGAATACCTCAACAAATGTTAGCAACTCAATTAGAAACTAAAACTAACTCAATGGTAAGAGGTGAGGAAATAATAAGTTTCCTATCTTTATTAACTAGATTTGTTTTATTTCACGTTCACCCATTTCCTGGAGTTCCTCCGGTACCAACCGCAAGTGACGGAACACTCGCAAGTGAAATCCTACAAAGACTAGCAACCGCTGATAATATCATTTTAAATAAAAATATCAGGATTAATTGATATTTATATTAAAAAATGTAAATGTCAATTAACAATTCATATTTTAGTAGAAACAATACCATAATATCTAATAGTCGTACAAATACGGGAAGAAATCCTGTAATGGAATTATTTTATGGTAATGGTAGTATTGCAAACCCAATAGGGTTTAGTAGATTCATTTTTAATTTAGATTTAACCCTACTTAAAGAAAAGTATTCAGACGGTTCAATACCTCCTGTTGGTTGTAATCCGAATATGAAACACACTTTAAGAATGGTAAACACATCATTCTTTGATAAGGAGTTATTAAATACCTCAACATCAACAGGTAGATTAAGAGCAACATCATTTGATTTAATTTTATTCAGAATACCATATAGAGATTTGGATCCTAATCAACCACAAAATTGGGATGAAGGGGTTGGATATGATTTTGCGGATTTGATGAATCAAGTTCCTAACGATAAAGATTTTTCCGATAGACCATCCAATTGGTTTGTAACATCAGGAATAACGACTTGGGAAGAACCCGGAATATATAATAACAATAACACCGGAACATTTAACTTTAACGATTTGTATATTGTTGATACTCAACATTTTGAATTTGGGGATGAGAATATAGAATTTGATATGACATCCGAAATCAATGATATATTAACATATTCAACAACAGGTGTTACAGGATGGGGTATTGCGTATATGCCACAAGTGGAAAACGCTTCAGGAACAACAGGAACTTATGAAGTAGGTTTCTTTACAAGACACACTCAAACATTTTACGAACCATTTTTAGAATCAAACTTTAACGACATTATTGATGATGATAGAAATAGTTTTTCTTTGGGGAAATCTAATAAATTATATTTGTATATCTATGAAGATGGGGATTTCCAAAATTTAGATAATAATCCTTTGGTAAGTATTAGTGATTCTAATGGTGATCCAATCGTGGGGTTAACGGGTTTAACTTCTTGTAGAAGATCAAAAGGTGTGTATGAAATAACACTACCCCCTTTACCTCCTGGTGGATATAGAACTCCTTGTACATTTACAGATACTTGGTCGGATATAACATTGAATGGGTTTTCACTACCCGATGTTGAAAACGAATTTGTTATTTACCCTTTAAAAAAATCAATTCAAATTGGGACAGAATCCCAACAACCTTCAATATACGGATTTGATTTTTACGGTATTAAACAAGACGAAAAAATATATAACACTGATGTTAGAAAAGTTGGTGTGGTAATTAAAAAGGCGTATACCACAAATCAATTACAACCTAATGTTGATGCGTATTACAGAATATATGTTAAAGAAGGTAAAACGGAAGTTGGTGTTCAAGATTGGACAAGAATAAATAGAACTCCTAATGAATATTATTTCCTTTTTGATACGAGGGATAAAATACCTAATGAATATTTTGTGGATATAAAGGTTATATCATCGGGAGAAGTTAACACATATAAAAAAGAAATCAAGTTTCAAATTGTAAATTACAAATAAACGATATATTTATATATTAAAAAGAAATGGCGAATTATTTAATACTTGGATGTGACGAAATAATTGAATTAGTGGTAAATCCGGGTGAAAACACTTTAACACCAGGTAGTATCTATTTTATTGAATTTACAGGTGAGACAACTGCGGGGTGTTTCAAAGTTGTCGAAGAATCTTTGGAAATAGTTGAAGAGGGTGTTTCATCGTCTGTTGAGTTTGATGATTGTTTATTATGTTTACAAAGCAACGGTTTATCTTTTTTAGCAGTATCCTGTGACGATCCGGAAATATCTGGACCAATTGATTCAAACCAATTTACAGAATGGCCGATAGGACAAAATTATCTTATATGTGAAGGTGAGGTTATTGGTTGTCTTTGTGTGACAGTAACAGGAATAATTAATGACTCTTCCCCGTTTACTTTCAATATTACAGGACCTTTCACAAGTTGTTTATGTGAAGACACCCCAAGAAGTGCAAATACGGAATCAACAGTATGTGTAATTGACTGTAGCGGTAATACAGTATCAATTGTACCACCTCACCCAATATGGACTGATGGGTATGGAACTCAAGTAACTCAATTAAATATGATAACATTAGGTGGTCCTAATGGATTAAATTCTTAAGATATGAAAAAAGTAATTAAATTAAGTGAATCAGATTTAAGTAGAATCATCACACGAGTTGTTAATGAACAAGAGAATACTCGTTATATGTTCTTTTCAAATATTGAGCAAATGAGAAGACAATGTGATATATTGTTAGAAATGGATAAATCAATGGTTGAGGAAATTCTTGAGGACGGACACGATTGGGCTCAAGATCACATATCTGAAGCAAAAAACAATATGGATCAAGTTTTTGATTTTTTGATGAATGAAACCGAATCGGAAGATAATCGTATGGATGATGATGTTATGATGGAGGGTAGTGAATTGACAGAAAAAAAGAAAAAAAATAAACCTACTAATCCAGGATTGTGGCAACAATGTTTAGCATGGGCAAAACAAAGATACGAAGTTTGTCCAAGTGCGTATTGTAATGGTGCCGCAGTTAAAAGATATAACTCAAAAGGGGGTAAATGGAAAAAAGAATAGAAATATTCTTTTTTTTAATTTATTTTGTTTATCCGTATATTTATTAATATGGATAAACAATGTAGTAAATGTGGTGAAATAAAATTAGAAAATGATTTTTATGGAACCCAAAGAGGTCACAGATGTAAAGAGTGTGTTTTAAAAATAGGTAGGGATTATAAAAGAAAAAAAAGATTAAACCCTGAACATAGAAAAAAAGAAGGTGTAAAACAAAAAGAAAGAAGAGTTAGATTGTGGCAAAACACACTACTACACGATTCTAAACACAGAAAAATAGACCATACTCTCACCGTTAACGACATTAATGAGATTTTTAAAAATCAAAATGGATTATGTTATTGGTTTAATGTCCCTTTAATTCCTTCAGATAAAAAAAAACACCCTCTACAACCTTCGTTAGATAGAATAGATAAGAATAAAGGATATACTAAAGATAATGTAGTATTATGTTGTTATTCCGCAAATATTGGTAGAAATGAAAACGATTTAGAAACTTGGTTAGATTTTATTGAAGTTTTAAAACGTAATTTGTTAATTTAACATTTGTCTTAACTAAATTTTTTTCATATATTTCATTCATAGAAATAATGATATGAAAAAAAGAGTTATAAGATTTTTTAGAAGGTTAAAATTAAGATTGTATTTATCGTTAAAGAAAAATTCGTTTGTCCCCACTTATGAGGAAGAGGAATCGTCGTATGAAAAAACTTGTTTTAAAATTTGTTTAAAAACAATTAAACATCCCAACACTAAATTTATGATTGCCCCAATGTCAAATAAAAGATACATTGAGAATAAAGAAATGGGGTTATTCATAACAATGAATTACGGTAGAGTTGATTTAACTAATCACGTTTATCACTATAGTGTTAAATTAACCAAAAGAGATTGGGAACGTATTACACAAATTTTTGATGGTGAAACAGAAAAAAGAAGATTAAATTATGAGGAAAAAATTAATTCTCAAATTAAAAACTCCTTACATAGTGTTTTAGAAAGAATTTCTAATCTCGGTAATGATTCTATCAACTAATATATCAATAGATTCTTTTCTTGGTTTGTATGATGTCATAACAGGTTTTTGACCTTTACCTGTTTGAGTATCTTTTTTCTCGGCTTTACGTTTTTGTTGACAAGCGGATTTTTTTGATGAATCACTCATTTTACCCGCAACACTCGCAGCACGACATTTTGGGTAAGAACCTTTATCGGAATCACTTCTACCACAAGGGGGATGTTTTCCGTCAACTTTTTTACATATATCAACCCAAGGACCTTTTGGTTGTTTAGAACCTTTTGGTTTTTTCTTTGTTCCAAACCAAACCGCCAAATCTTCTTGGATAGAATGGACATCGTGTTCATATGCGTCGTAAGTTCCTTCAGAGTTTTTTTCCCAAACACCTACAACTTTTTTAATATTATTCTTCATTGTTTTTTGTTTTTTTTGATGATTAAATTCAGTATCAACAAATTCGGTAAATGGTTCTAAATGATATTTTTTCCATTTTTTTAAACCAAGTTCAATCGGTCCGGTATATTCCCCTGATGATATTGAGGTTGAGCTTTCTTTAATTGGAACTACTTTCTTATTCTTACCGGGAGTTGGGTTTATATTATTACCATCTTCATCACTAAATGTTGATTGTGGGTGGTTTTTGATATAATTAGTAACTTTCTTTGCTTTAGATTCTATTTTTTTAATTTGTTTTTTTGTTTCGTCCATTTTCCCGTCATAACTATCAAATTCTAACATAGGACTATCATATTTAGAAACGGGTATCGTAAATGGAGCCGTATTACTATCCTTGAACTTTCTAATTCCCAACGATAATGGTGCGATATATGATCCACGACTACCCCCACTATCTGAAGTGGCTTCCTTTAAAACTTTTTTTATGATATCATTTAACATATTAACAAACTTATCTATTATTATAAATATCAAACAATACTAAAATGGAAGAAGAACAGACAGAAAACTATGGTAATTTATTTGGAACCATAAATCTTTTAACGGAGGATCACTTGGATATGATCTTATCATCAATGGATAAAGAACACTCAATTTACTATTTGGTTGAGGCAGTTAAATCCGCACACAGTAGAGGTGCGTTTACAATAGGTGAATCCGAAATAATTTCAAAATCAATTAGAGTATTGTCTAAATAAAATCATTTCATCACCTTCATTATTGAACCATCGTCATAGATTTCAAAATACATTCCATTAGGTGAAAACGAACTTACCTCTTGTCCTATTGTATTAACAATTTTAACTACTTCTTTTTGATTTAAGGTGTTGGTAATTGAAACATTATTAAAATATGTTCTTACACCGTTAAAATCAGTTTGAGATAATCTATAATAATTAGTCACACTTCTATCATATGTTTTATGAATATATGAATATGACAATTCTTGTTGTGAGTTACCGGCAGCATTTATATTTGAAATGTCCAACCAAAATTCTCCGTCAATAGAATATTCTAAAGTAAAATAATCATTATCCCTTTCAGATGCAGTCACCCAATATAAAAAATTATCACCATTCTTTTTCATACCATTAAAAGATATTAACTCAATTGGTAAAGAAGAAATCCTATTTACTGTGACATCCCTACAATTTGCATCGTCCACACAATAACCATTTGTTTTTATATGAACATAGTAAGTGTTATTTGATGGTGCAGTAAATGAAAGTGGGTTTGTTCCATACCCAATAACAGTACCCGAAGGTGAACCAACAGTTACCGTAACCCAATCTGTTGATAAACTTGATTGAACATTATATATGGTACCAGTAACACCTGTATTCCAAGTACTATATTCATCAGTAAATTGACCATTCCCACTTAAACAGGTGGATGAAACTGTGGTCGGAGATGTTGGCATATTTAACACTGACCATGGAGATGTTGCAAAACAAGGTCCAATAACGGGACAATTTAATGTGAATGTTACATTACCACCTATTGTTGATTCGGGATCACCCATAATATAATATGTTAGTCCGGCAGTTAACGGAATATTCACATTAGAATTCCCAATATTTCCTGAAGATATATCATCAATACAAGTCCATCCTGTCCCCGTACATCCCCCCGATGATAATTTGTAAAACCAATCAATATAACCAAAACTTGTTGGTTGGGATATTCTATAGTTTCCTGAAATAGTTGGGGTGAATTGGAATATTCTTTCTTGTCCTGGTGTAGTGAATCCACAACTAGTTGATGGTGGATTATACAATCCGTTTCCCGATGAAATGGTGAATGTTGTTGAGACACCACAAGAAAGTGTTGTTATACTTGAGCAGGGGTTAAATGGTGTCACACAACCCGATATATAAAATCTTACACGAGTTGCAACACTTAATACCGCACAGGACCAATTTGTTACTAATATTGAGTAGGTACCACTTGTTGTGCAAGTCCAAGTAATTCTTGATTGTGATCCACAATTATCATCACCTGTTACCAATACAGTACCTCCTGTCCCTGTTGAATATAATCTTAAATATGTGTCTGCGGTTGAATACCCACAGGTTTCAAATACATAAGTACATCCCGCAGTTGCAACAAAATTAAACGCCCTTCTTCCGGAATTATAAGAAGTGGTTAATTGTGCGGTTGTAGAAGGTGTAATTGGGACATTAGTTGTTACAGTATTACAATATTGTGAATGAAGATTAAAACTTAAAACAGTTAATAGAATAAATAAAAAATTATGCATGACTTTATATTTTTTGTATGTTAATAAAAAAATATAAGCCTCATTTGAAGAATCGTTTAAGAAACCCCCAACTTCCTTGGGCGGGTCGAGATCTTACACCTATAAATATAATAATATAGTTTAAAAAAATTATTTGAGACAAAAAAAAAGGGGTAAATTACCATTTACCCTCTCACAATTATAATTCGTGGATTTATTTTTAATATTGGTAGGTTTTAATTACCTCCCCATTTTCATAATAAATTACAACCCATCCTTTATGATATTGGTTAACAATCCTACCCATTAAATCAACAATGTTAATAACATTTGTCTTTACCCTATTATCAATTGAAATTACTGAATAAATTTCGAATTTCCCATCAAAATCAAATTGTTTTAATCTGTAATACGATATACCAAATCTCACATCATTATCGGTAAGTGAATAATTAACGGTTTGACTACTATTACCTGACGCATTAACCGAACCAACTAAATCCCAATCAATACCGTCAAAACTTTTCTCAATTAAAAAATAATCCGAATTGAGTTCAGATGAGGTTGACCAATATAAATGATTAGTAGTTGATATGGCATTACCTTTAAAATATAATAATTCAACAGGTAGTGCGGTTTCGTTTGTTAATTTGATATCATCAATTCTAAATTGAATTGATGAGGATGTTTGTTTCCACCTTAATCTAAGGTTTGATACATTGTTCACCGATGATGGTAATACGATATTAGAGATTAACCTCCAAGATGAGGTTCCTGTTCCTGTTGGTTGTGTTGGAATTGTAATCGGTAAGTATTTAGTACCGTCAACACTATACTCCAATACTAATTCAGACATAGTAGATGCGTTTGTACTTTTATATGCCCCAAATGATAATTTAAAATTATATCTATTAATCGTTGAAATTGACGATATCTGAAAAGTGGTTCCGACAGTTGGAGTTAAAAATACATTCCTACTTCCGCTGGCTCCGACATATCCCGTTGATGGTGTTGTTGTTCTAGTGTCGGCAGTCCCACCAAAAGTTAAACTACTATTTTGAAATGGGTTACTTGTTACTAAAATTGTTGCTGGAGATACTGCGGTACCAATATTCTCACTAAATAATACATTTTGACTGAACCCTATAAAAGTGGTTAATACAAAAACAAATGTTAATAATAAATTTCTCATATAGTATGTTTTTTTATAAATATATGAAATAAAAAAAAGGAGACAATTACTTGTCTCCTTTGAGGGTTATTTTAAGTTGTTGATTATCTCAATTCTCTTAAATCAAATGTACGAACTCCGTCAACAGTGATACGAGCGTAGAAACGGTTGTTAACCATTTTTTTAGCGTATCTTGTCATAATACCTTTGATAGGTGTGAAGTTGAATGGGTTGTACATTGTAGGTGTCAATTGTAATGGTACGTAAGGTGCGTAAATGTAACCTGTGTCTAACAATGATGTTCCTTTGTGTCCAATCAAAATTGTATTTGGTGGGAAGTAAGGATCACGATACACTTGGTAACGTCCTTGTAAAGTACCAACTCTTTCGATACCCATATTATACTGATCTTGCTCAGGAGATGCGTTAGATACGTGGAAGTATTCTAAATCATCAAAGATTGCAGAAATTTCAGAAGAAACTACGATCCAGTTAGCTCCACCTCTCAAAGTAGATTTGTGGATTTGTGCTGACAATTGGTTAATTGCAGTAATCAAAGTTTGATTCCAATCTTTTTGAGTGTAAGATGTTGTTTGTGCAATTCTTCTCCATCCGTTGTAATCCCAACGTAAGTTCCAAGCCGCACCTTTTCTCAAGTCACGTAAAATTTCACGGTCGATTTCAGCCGCCACTTGTTCTGACAATAAAGCCGTTAATTCAGCTTCAGCATCAATATTGTGGAATGCAGCAACGTCTTGTGCCATTTCAGGAGACCATTGAGCTCTTAATTTTCTTTCAGATACAGAAACTGTTACAGATTCCAAATCAAAAGAAACCTCACCAATTTGGTCTTCAAACTCCATATTTTTGTAAGTTCTATATACCGCAGTAAATGAAGTACCTGATGCTCCTGAAAAAATTGTAGTACCTGTGTAACCATCTAAAGATGATGAGTCACAATCAGCACATACAGGACAAGAAAGATCAACTTCTATGAACATATAACCATCTGCATCACAAATATCGTAGTAAGAACCTCCATTACCTGTAGTAGGGAAAGATGTTTGTGCTTGACTACCGTATTGAACAATACCTTTACCATATTGTTGAGTAACAACTCTAAACAATAATGGAATAAAGTTATTTGCGGAATCTTTAATCACATTACAAGGTGTTGTAGATGCCGACAAAGATGATGTTGCAATGATTTTAAGATCTGATAAGAATGTTTCTGAATCCATTTCATTACCATCAGGTCCGATTAATTTACCAGCTCCTGAATTTCTGAATCCTGAAATTTTTAAAATCAATTTTCTTTGGTTACCCGCAGGTGCCGCAGAATTAACCAATGTTCCATTTGACCACACTTGGATTGCAGTATCTGCAGTAACCGCAGTCCATGCTCCTTTAGAGTAATCAAACAATCCTGGAGGATCTAAACCTGCTTCACCACCTTCATAAAATAAATCATAAAGATTTTTAGCGTAAGCGTTAGGTCCTGTGTAACCCGCATTAACTTGTGCTTGAATGTCGTCATCAGGTGAATTTCCTGGAGCTCCTACTGGTGAATAATGTTGTCCACCTGTAACGTTATCACCAAAACCTGTTTGGTAACCTTGAATTTTAGGTACGAAGTAGAACAATTTACCGATAGGTAAGTTCATTGCTTGTACAGAAACGATATCGTTAGCCAATAATTTAGAGAAAACTCTTCTTACGATTGGGAAAACAACAGTTTCAAATGCTCCGTTAGAACCTTCTGAAGTTGCTTCGTTAATCAAGAAAGACGCTTGATTCTCATACAATTGAGCTACGTTTTCTTTTAGATGACCTTTAAGTCCATCAAGGAACCCTAATTTGTCCCATTTGTTAATAGTATCTTCTTTGATAACTTTAAGGTGTTTCAACCCGATGTTACCAACAAGACCTGATTCTAATAATGCTCCCATTTTTTTGGTTTTTTTATTTGTTTTTAGTTTATTTTTATTTTAATTTTCCCATTAAATCTTTCATTCTCAAGAATTGTGGATTTTCATAAGTTTTAGATTCAATTAGATTCATTGCCGATCCACTTGATGGTGTCTTAACAACATTTCTTTCTAATGATTCTGTAATTGTGTTATCCGTAGTACTTGTACTTGAAAGTTCGTTTTTAATAGATTTGTAAAGATTTTTTGATTCTTTAAGAGTATCTACACTGTCAAATCTTCTTAAGATGTTAATCTTTTCTTGTTTTGTTGTTGAATGTTCAGTAAACAATCTCGTAGCGTATGCTAAATTTGAATTGAATGTTGCAACTTCGTTTAACTTTGTTCTGAAAAGATTAAGTGCCTTTCTATACTCTTCGTTTTTTTCTCTAAGTAAGTTTAACTCAACTTCTGTTGACTCAACACGTAAATGTCTTGGAGCTGCTTTAGGTTTATCTAAACCATTTCTACCCCATCTTTTTCCGTTACCTAATGTTCTTGAAGCCTCTTTTGTTTCAACTTTCTTAACCATTGGTTTTTTTGTTGATTTTTTCTCAACATCAGTGTTGTTAACTTCTTCTTTATATTCAAATTTGGCTTTACCCATTCCAACTCCTCTGGTTCCTTGTTTCATTTTTGTTTTGAAACCTTCTCCTTGGTTTGGTTTTTTGTCGTATTTGAATTTAGATGCGCTACCCATTCCAACTCCTTTGGATTTAAATTTAGAAGATTCCATTACGTATTCTTCGTCTTCTTCTGATTCTTCCATTTCAAAATAATCATCAGACATTGGATCCATTTCATCTTCGTCTTCAAAATCCATATCATTACCCATATCGTCAAGTTCTAACTCATAGATAACTCCTTCAGATTCTTCATCTTCCATTTCATCTTCCTCTTCATACATTTCGGTTTCTTCCATTTCGTCTTCCTCATCGTACATTTCGTCCAATTCCATTTCGTCATCAGATTCTCCAAGTTGAACCATGTATTCTACATCTTCATTATCGTCTGATAAATGTAACATTCCACCATCTTTTTTAACGATGATTCCATCTTCGTCTCCCATCGCTTTAAACACACGAAGAATTTCTTCGTCTGAAGCTCCTGTTAAGTCGATAGTATCATCTTCAACATCCATATCCATGTCCATGTCCATTTCTTCGTCATCAAAATCCATATCAGTATCTACATCCATTTCTTCGTCATCAAAATCCATATCCATATCCATTTCCATTTCGTCGTTATCAGCGTCGGTATCAACCTCGGCATCTAAATCAATCTCATCCTCGTCTTCTTGTTCGTTCAGAGATTCTTTTACTAATTCTTTGATTTCTTGCTTCATTGTTGATGCAAGTATTCCTTGTGCGTTTTCCGCGATTACATCCTCCAAATTCTTTAATTGGATAAATGTATCTTCTACTAATGATTCTTTTTTGTTCATTATTTTTTGAATAGTTTACAGATAAATACTTGACAAATTCAAAAAAATCATTTTAATGGTGTTTTTAGATAAAAAAAATTAAATTTTGGGCATAAAAAAAAGGATGAACATTTGTCCATCCTTTTAAATTAGGTTATTTATGATTAATCAATTACCTCATCAATTTTACTTTCTGTGATTGAAGTGATTCTCCAATCCATTGTATAATTCTCATATACTTTAGTAACTTTAGCTTCCACATCAGTTGGGGTATACCCCATAACTAATTTTTCTTCTCTTACTTTTTTAACTTTACCTGATTCAGTATCTAATAAATCAGATGTAATCTTTGCGACAAAATATTTTTCTCCTTGTTCCATAATTTTTTTATTTATCCAAATAATCGGATAAACGCTTCATTAAGTCAAGTGATTTGTTACCACTACCACCAATATTTCTTTCTACCGCAATTTTTTTATCTTCCTCAAGGTTTTCGTCAAATTTCATTCTGTCGTTTTTATCCATAAAAAGATACGCCCCAGGTGTGGATGGTGAAGAAACCAAGTCAAAACAAATTAATTCAAAATCGTCTTGTACTTCGTTTTGTTCCCCAACTTTTTTAAGTGAACCAACCCCACGAGAAGAAATACCTAAAGTTACTCCTTGTCTTAAATAGTTTGCCGCCAAATCACCTTTAGTGGAACATATACCACTTTCGTGAAAACCTGGACTTGTTAATAATTTTAACTTTCCTAATAATACTGGACCGTCCCACCATATTTCAGTAATCATATGTGAAACTCTATCTAAATCTATTAATGATGATTCGGGGTGATTAAGTTCTGATAACGCAGTTCCCTTCTCAATCATTTTTTTATAATTATCGGCTTCACGCTTTAATACTTTTTCAGGATATAATCTACCATTTCTATTTGGGGTATTGTATTTTTGTAATACCGCATAGAACTCAAATGGTTTTGAGTGATCCAAAGAATTTTTGGATTCTTTAATTAATTCTGAATTATATTTATCTGAAGGATCAATATACCCGGCATCGTATTCGATAAGAATCCCCCTCGTGTCTGTATCATTTGGACCTAATATTCTGTTTTGGCTCATATTAAAAGTTTTCTATATAAATATTAAACTTTCTCTATTTTTACCTTTGGTTTTTTTATATTCCCATTTTTTGTCAAATAAAATTTAAAATATTCATTTTTATTTAATACATCGTCGTAAAT